ATGAACTCCAGCGTCTGCGCATAATGCAGGCGCTTGTGGATCGCCGACATGACCATCGAGCCACGCTCAAGCAGCGCAAGCGTCGTTCCGACCTGTGCGTACTGATTTCCGTCGCCAACCTGCATGTCGGCGGTGCTCGAGAGCCGTTTTCCGGCGTCTACGAGGAATCCGAGCAGCGTAAACAGCACTTGGCTCGGTTCTTTGTACGGAAGCGGCAAGAGTGAGGCAGAAAGTTCCGCGCCGCCAGCGTCGATATCGCGCCATTCGCCCGGCTGGATGGGGTTAGAGTCGTCCGCGATGCGTGCGCCCTTGGCCTTGAAGCCCGCAGGAAGGTTCGCGAGCGTTCCGGCGTCGATCAACTGCCGAAGGGCACTCGTTGCAGCCTTGGAAAGGCCTCCAACCAGGTGCACGAAGCCCAAACCGTACGCGCCAGGGCCTTCGACAAGCACGTAATGCACGTAGTAGTTGCGCCGGCGCTTACGTTCGTCGTTTTCCTTCCAATTTCGACGAATTCCGATGACCCGAAGCGTGTCATCGGCCAACGTAACGACGTACGGTAGCTTGATTTGGGTCGGATTGCCGCTTTCGTCGACGTCTTCAAAGCCCGGAATGTCCAAATCGACCAACATCTCAAGCAAAAACACCTCGCCCGCGCTGTCGGTAGGCTGAATTCCGACGGCTTTGTCGATCGCCGCTTGAATTTGGCTCGGATCCGCGGGCGTTGGCTCGAGATCTACCTGCACATCGAGGTATTCTCCCGCCAAAACACGCTTGCGGAACTCGTTGGAGTCCATCGCAATGCGATGCGTCAGCCTCGGACACTGCGAAATAACGCTTGAGCCGTTGTACGGGATGTAGACATCGTCCGCCAAGCACAGGCGCGACACCATTCGATCGAGGTAAGCGTCGTAGTAGACCTTCTTGAACGTCGATCCGCCGTATCCGGTGTAGTACAGGAGCTGGTCGAACTCCGGTGTGTACTCTTCCATCACCGTCGTGATCTGGTAGTTCATGAAATCCTGCACGCGCGAGGCCTGCTGGAACTTGTCTACCGTCTCTTTGCCTAGGATTTGCGTGCGAACAGGGCCGCCCGCGGGTAACAGCTCACGAAAAGCCTGTGCCTGAAACTGGATGATGGCCTCTTGGAGCATCGGATGGGTGGCTCCAGCCGCGCCGCGGAAGGGTTTGGTGCGCTCTTCCATGCGCAGACCGAGCAAATCCAGTCCCTTGGCGTACATCTGCTCCCAATCCGATCGCGATCCCTTGTCCGCCTCGAACATGGCGGACACATCCAGGGCTATCCGGGCCAAGGCCTCCGGCTCAATGACCTCTGCCAGGTTGGCGTAGAAGTCGACTTCCTTCGCTTCCTCCGCCCCGATCTCGACAACCGCCCCACCATCAGGCTCCAGGACAACCTCGATCTCCGCGGCCTCCGGATCGCTCTCGGCAATGACTAAGATGCCGGCGTCGGGGGCTTGGTTGATCGCTTTATCAATTGGCATGTTGATATCCTAGTAGATCTGTGCCGCCAAAACAACGCCAATTAGTCTTCGTCGTTCAAAAACCAGCGGCGCAGGAGATGCATGTCATCGGGGGGCTGTGGAGGCTGCGGCAGTTGGCCGATGCCTTGCTGCTCGGGCGGAGGCTGTGGAGGCATGCGTCCAATGGGCTGCCCCTCGCCAATGCGTGCTCGAAGAGCAGGCACGGCGCCAATGCCGCCAAACGATTGACTGTTGGTTTGGTACTCTTTGGCCAAGTCGCCTAGGTGCATGCTGGCTTCTTGGACCCGGACAACGCCCAGGGTCTTGAACAGATCGACCACCGCAGGATCCACATAGTTGGCCACCAAGGCTTGTTGGTCTCTATTCATGGTGGACACAGGCGCATTCCCCGTTGCACGCCCCACTCCTTTGACCTGTTGCACAACCGGGCCAAGCCCCCCTACGTCTTGTACCTCAACCGTGGTTACAGGGAACCCACGTGGGTCACGCAGTGAGTAGACCTTGTTCGTACCTGAACGAAATGCTTGTTTTTTCTCTGAGCTATAAAAGCCTTCGTCAGAGTATCCGCCCACCGAGTGCCCGATGTATGCCCCTTCCAGTTCCGTGGCTTCGGGCTTTTCAAGCCTTCGCCACGTATATCCTGCAAGCCGGCTGCCCTCCGGGTAAGACAGCAGAGGCGCGCTGGTCCCCTGGAGAAACACACTGGCGTCAACAGGCTTGTTCTCCTTGATTCTCGACACCAGGACTCTGCGTTCATTCTTGAGCGCCTTCAGTTTTGCAGATCCGCTAATCGCATCCTCAAAGCGCATGTTGTTGATCTGATTAACAGGCAGGGTAGCCAAGTAATCGACCAAGGACCTCTCGTCTAAAAGATCTTGAAGCGCTCCGACAGGCGACATGTCATAAATGGGTTGTTCCTTCTCCATGGCAGTACGCAACGCTTTAGGCATGGCGGACCGTTGGTTGGGGCTGGATAAAAACAGTGCCTTGGTGTCGCCTGTTACATAACCACGGCCTGTGGATGCGATTACATCCTCTGGACGATCACGAGTGGCCCAGCGAGGGTCTCTGTACCCCATGTAGGTAATACGGGGGTTGATCTCCTGCGGGCGAAGTCGCTCTTCAAGCAGCCGGTCTTTGGTGGCCTCTTCCAGTCTCCGCAACTCGTCGGAAGCAGTGCCCAACAGCAAATACTGACGGTTAGGATCGCCAATGGTCTTTCCAGTCATGACGGTGCCCGTCATGCCGGTCATGTCGTCATAAATCCTGTTGATGTCCTCAATGGCCTCTTGGGCATCCTGACTTGGAAAAAAACGCGTCTCTCCCGTTTCGGGACTCACGCGGGTCTTGCCCTCCTTTGCGGAATTCGTCAAATACTTTCGGATCCCACCCGTTTTGCGCAGTTCCTCGCTTGTAAGCCGGCCTTCACGAACGGCCTTGTAGATCGGATCGTCCTGCGTACCAAACTGCTTGGCGTAGTAGTTACGCACCTTGGTCTGCAAGAAGTTTTCTATGGCCGCGCGGTTTGGTTCCGGCAACTCAGCGTGCCTCTGGCGAATCCTTTGTTGCCCGTCTGCAATGACACGAGGGATGTAGCCCGTAGGGGCCGTGGGCGCGGAGTCTTTCCTGGTAGTAACCGCGGTGGCGTCGGGATTATCCAGCACAATCCCCTCGCCCCTTGGACGAACAATCTGCGAGGTCGTGGGCTTTGCACCTTTGACAAGCCGCGTCGGATCCAACGCCGACTCCACGCCATAACGACGCACGGCCGCTGCCGTGGACTCCGGAGTGGCCCCCCTTACCGCACGCTCCGCGGTCTGCGGAAGATCGCGTAACGCAGTGGCCGCCGACCCCAAAGCCTCACGGGCCTTCGGCGGAAGCGAAGCCACGAAAGCCGCCTGCTCTTCGGGTGAGCGTTGGTACAAGAACGTGTTGTACGCACTCAGCATGTCCAAATACGAACGGCCGACGTTCTCGACGTCCTCCGCCGCTTTCTTCGGATTAAACAGCTCCGAGATAAACCGCGAGCCGACCGAGGCCATCCGCCCAGGGCCCACGCGGCCCTCGCCCTCGGGCGGGCTCCCTTCAGCGCGGCGCACTCCGGCCATGTAACGCTTTGCATGACGGGCCATTGCTACTTCCTTTTCTTTGGTGGCACGACGATCTTCACCGGGCGATTAACGCCCGCCTTGTTCGCCTGCTGAATCAGCCAGTTGTCCTTCTCGCCAACATCGCCCGTAAAGTCGTAGTTGTCCGTCACGACAAGCGATCCATCCGGCATTTCTTTGAAAGAGAACGTCCCTAGCGTATTACGCAGGTTCGCCGTGGAGTACAGCGTCTTGTCCGTATCCGGCCCGGGCGCCCCTCCTAGCCTCTCGTAACGATCCTTGTAGGTATCGTGATGCGCATACGTGACGACATGAGGCAGGGCCTCCCCTGTCTCCTTGCTGTGCACGGGACGCGTCTTTGCAAGCTCGATCAGCCGACGAAGTTTTGTCAGTTCAGCCCCTGACAAATTAGCCTCCGTGATCGGCTCCTTGGTCTTCCCGCCCAGCATGGAGGCGATGTACGTCCGCAAGTGAAGCGGCACCATCCTCTCGTCGGTGGGATCCACCTCGCCGCCCTCGGCAAACCGCCGCGCGGCCAACGGGCCCGCACGGTCCAAAGTTGGCTCGCTGAACGTCCGCCGCATCAGATCCGTCGTCGGCCCCTTGCTCTTCTTCACCTCCGCCATCAACGCCCGAAGTTGCTCGGCCGCTGACCCTTGGTCCGTGGTCCCTGATGCCTTGCCCGCGGACAACGACTCAAGGCCCATGCCCCTCGGCGCGCCTCGGTCCACGCTCGTGCGCTTGATGCTCTGCGCGTTCGGCGACAGGCGCCCCTCGGTCGTCTCCCGCGCGGGCATGCTCGCGAGCAGCCGCGCAAGCTCTGCCTTGGCAGAGTCGTCCTTGTCTACCTCGCCGCCTTCGGCAAAGCGCATCAGAGCGCCGCCCGGCGAGAGGATCCTGTTCCCCAGGCGATCGGTGTAGTACCCGAGGCCCTGCGGGCCGCCAAGGACTGTCGGGGACAGGTTCGGGTTGTTCGCGAGCATTGTTGTCGCCATCGGGCCCTTGTACGCCGCGAACGGGTTGTAGCTCGAGGGCAACGTGCCAGGGAGCATGCCCCCAGTATTGGTCCCAAAGTACTGCGGCTGGCCCGGGGTGAAGGTGACGCCCGGAAACCCCGGCAGCGGCACCGACGGCGGGGCGGGAATGTTCGCCGGGTTGGTCACGTTCGTACCCGTGCCCGGGGTGGGGACAATGGGGTTGGTCGTGGTTCCGCCCGTGTAACCGCCCAGGTTCACCTGGCCCTGCTGTCCGCCAAAGAGCCTGTTGTACGCATCGATCAGCGACTGGTTCCCCGGCGTCACAACACCTGGCGGAATCGGCTCGCACTTGCCCGTCGTCGGATTAAGGCGCTGACCTGTCGGACAAGTGGTCGGCGGCGTAGGCGGCGTAGGTCCCGTAGGTCCCGTAGGTCCCGTAGGTCCCGTAGGTCCCGTAGGTCCCGTAGGCTTCGGCACACACTTGCCTGTTGCCGGATCAAGTACTTGCCCCTCGCCGCATACCGACGTCGTAGGCTTCGACACGCACTTGCCCGCCACCGGATCGAACACCTGCCCCTCGGGACAAGTGGTCGGCGGCGTGGTGATGGGTTCGCACTTGCCGGTCACGGTGCTGCGCACTTGGCCCGCGGGACACGGCCCAAGACCGATCGGCTCACAAGGGCCGTCCGGGGTACGTCGCTCGTACCCCGGCTGGCACGGCGGAGGGCCGGTCGTGATCGGCACACACTGCCCGGTTACGAGATCACGCTTCGAGCCTTCCGGGCACGGCGGAGGGCCGCTCGGCACACACTGCCCGGTTATCGGATCACGCGTGGATCCCGGGGGGCAGGGAGGCGGCCCGCACTTACCTGTCACCGGATCAAGGACCTGGCCTTCCGGACAAGTCACAGGCTTCGGTACACACCTGCCCGTCACCGGGTCGAGGACTTGACCGTCAGGACAGCCCGTCGGCTCCGTAGGCTCCGTAGGCTTCGGCTCGCACTTACCCGTGTTCGGGTTGAGGACCTGACCGTCAGGACAGCCCGTCGGCTCCGTAGGCTTCGGCTCGCACTTGCCCGTGTTCGGGTTGAGGACCTGACCGTCCGGGCAGCCGGCCAAAAGCTTCTCGCACTGCCGGGTCTCGTCGCTGTAGATATAGCCGTCCGGACACTTACGCGCCGGGATCGGTTCACATTCCCCCGTGGCCGGGTTGAGCGCCTGCCCTACGGGGCACTTACGATCTGGCTTCGGCTCGCACTTGCCCGTGGTCGGGTTGAGCACCTGGCCGTCAGGACAGCCCGTCGGCGTATCCTCCGGCTTCGGCTCGCACTTGCCCGTGGTCGGGTTGAGCACCTGGCCGTCAGGACAGCCCGTCGGCGTATCCTTCGGAGGAGCGCAGTTCCCGTCCTCGTCTCGCACGTAGTTTGACGGGAACCCCAGCTGCGAACAGGGGAGCCTGTCGTCCGGATCCTCGCCCAGGGGAACGCAGTTCCCGTCCTTGTCTCGGGTGTAGTTCGACGGGAATCCCAACTCCCAACAAGGAACAACCCGGTCCTCCGGCTTCGGCTCGCACTTGCCCGTGGTCGGGTTGAGCACCTGGCCGTCAGGACAGCCCGTCGGCTCCGTAGGCTCCGTAGGCTTCTTCACGCAACGGCCAAGCGTGTAATCAAACTCCAGCCCCGGGGGACAGCCGCGATCCGGCTCGTCTCCGGTAGTCTGCGTGTCTGGGACACAGCCGCCTACGGTGACGTCATAGATCATCCCCGGCGGACAAGCCGTCCGCCGAATATTCTCTCCTTGGGTGCGGAACGCCTCCGCATACCCCGGGGGATACGCCCCCGACAGACCAATGCCCGATAAATTAAGCGGGTCTACCTGAACCCCTCTCAATGCCTCCCACAGGGCAGGATCGATCATCCCGCCCGTAAGTGCACCAGACTCCGGCTCAACCTGTGTGCGAACAAGCTCTTGCTGTGTGTCCGCCATGGGCGTAGCGGCCTGGGCCAACTGCTGAAGATCTTCCGCAGCGGAAGCCCCGTACTGTGGGTACTGTGGGATGCCATCGGGCGTAGTGGCCTGGGCCAACTGCTGAAGATCTTCCGCAGCGGAAGTCCCATACTGCGAGTACTGCGGGATGCCATCGGATCCCGGGTCAAGCCCAAGCTCCTCCGGCTCCATCCCATAGAGCTCTCTGAAAAGATCGCGACTCGTGGCCATCGAGGCTCCCACCAGGTTAGGGCCTTGACATTCTAGGCCTCAGTAGTATTCAGGGGCAAGCGCACGACTCACCGGCTCGCCCCTGTCGTCCGTCTGCAAGCTGATGAAGTTCCCTTGACGGAAACGCATGATCGCCTGCGTCGTCGAGTCCACCATATCGTCATTGTCGCCGTTTGGAAAGGCCGCACATTCCTCAATGAGCTCTTCCGCCCAGCCCGTGTCCGGTGCCCACACCATCCCCGCCTCGAAAATCGGCGCAACCGAATTCGCACGGCTCACCTTGTCCGTCCCCGATCGCCGCCCACCAGGGTTGTACATCGTCACAGGAATCCCTACGCGACGAAGCTCCTGCTGAAGCGTCACACCCGTCGCCTTCGCCTCAATCAGCACATTGTCAGGATTCCAGTGCTTGTACTCGTCCTTCGCAATGCGCTTCAATTCAGGAAAGTCCCACCGACCACGGACCACATCAAGCAAAATGATGTTCGGCCCCGAGTCCTGGTCCGGGTAGAACACTCCCCAAGTCGTGATCACCGAGTAGTCCGCCGTCTCCTTGCGGCTGTACGCCGTGTCATAACTCTGAATCACGTAGTTCACAATCGGGGGCTGAGAATCAGGCCACACGCGCCACCACTCACGCTTGAGGATCGCACCCTCATCGTTGGTCGGCTGCTGCTGATACATCGCGTTCCATTTCTGAACGGATAACGACGCACGGACCGCGGCCAACTCCTCGAGCTTCCAGAACTCCGGCCAAAGCGGTTTCCCGCTCGGCAGGATCGCCGGAAACTCGATCACTTCCCACTTATCCGCCCCGCGGCTCGACTGCGCCTTGAGCAAGCGGGCCGTCAGATCCTTGGTCCCCCAGCGAGTCATTACGAGCACAATGGCCGCGCCAGGCTGCAAGCGCGTGCGGGGACCGCCCTGGTACCAGTCCCAGGCGTTGTCCAGCGCGAGCTCCGACTGCGCGTCCTGCTCCGAGTGCGGGTCGTCAATGATCAAGATGTCCGCACCACGGCCCGTCACAGCACCGCCAACGCCTACCGCAAAGTAACTGCCGCCCGCGTTTGTATCCCAACGGCCCGCGGCTTTGCTGTCCTGTTTCAAGATGACGGCCGGAAAGAGCTCTTTGTAGCGATCCGCGTCCATCAGGTCTCGGACTTTGCGCCCGAACTTCACGGCCAGCTCCGCGGTGTGCGTCGCCTCAAGGGCCTGAATACTCGGGTTCCTTCCCATCAGGTACGCCGGCAACAGGTACGAAGCAAACTCCGATTTCGTGTGCCGAGGCGGCATGTTCACGATCAGACGCTTCAGCGTCCCGTTGGCAATGCGGTCGAACGCACTCGCCATGCGGCGGTGATGCTCACCGAGGATTGCACTAGGCCAGACGTAGCGGACGAAATCGATGAAGTTCTTGCGCGCCTTGTCCTGGGTGTCAAGGAGCATCAGCCGGTATTCCAGCCGCAGGCGCTCCTCTTCGATCTCCTTTGGAATGGTGCTCATAGGGTCCAATTGCTTTTCATATGCGCAAAATTTTTGCACGAGTTGACGAGTTGATCAACCCGGGCCCTTTTTCTACCGGGGGTACCCGTTCTCTTTGGCTGCACATCGGCTGTGTGAAATCGAGCTTTTGCCCCTGCCTTTAAACAAGGGGGCATTTTTTTGGTCCCCGGGCCGTTAGCCTGGGCGAGCTGCGCGGGATTCTCGGCGCGCGCTGATTTGATCACGGTTAGCGGATTTGATCACGTGCGAGCTGCGACTTGATCACGGCCAGCGGATTTGATCACGGCCAGCGGATCCGATCACGGCCAGCGGATCCGATCACGTGCGGCCGATCCGATCACGTGCGGCCGATCCGATCACGTGCGGCCGATCCGATCACGTGCGGCCGATCCGATCACGGCCAGCGGATCCGATCACGTGCGGCCGATCCGATCACGGCCAGCGGATCGGATCACGGCCAGCGGATCGGATCACGGCCAGCGGATCGGATCACAACATGTACGTCATTCCCGGCAACATGTACGTCATCCCGCGCCGCGGTCCACGGATCCCGCGCCGCGGTCCACGGCCAGCTGGGGAAGCGCCTGGTCGACCAGCTCGAGGACCGCCTGGTCGAGGACCGCCTGGTCGAGGACCAGCTCGAGGACCAGCTCGAGGACCAGCTCGAGGACCAGCTCGAGGACCAGCTCGAGGACCAGCTCGAGGACCAGCTCGAGGACCAGCTCGGCCGATACCGCGCGCACCGGTGCACGGATCACGGCCCGAGCGCCATGGGCCAGCCCGAGGTGACCGGCGGCTTCCGGTTAGCGGCCGGGATCGCGAGCGCCGGCCAGCGGCTGCGAGGGACGCCCCGGGAGCCCGGGAGCACCGATACCCGAGCGCCGATCCGCGCCGGGAGCCCGCCGGGAAGGCCTGCCGCGCGAACGCCCGCCGGGAGCCTCCCGAAACGAAAACGGCGCCCGAGGGCGCCGTTTCCGTCGACGTCGTAGCGCGCTCGGTCAGTAGCGCGCCGTCCCGGCCTCTGCCTCGAAATAGTCCGAGATCCGATCGGCCACCCACTTGGGATTCTTAAACGCCCGCTCTCCGCTCGCACCCGTCGGGTCGTCGTCGATGGCGTCGACCAAGCGCGCGGCCTTGTGGGGCGCGTCGAGCACCCATTGATCGAGCTGGCCCCGCCAGTACGAATTGCGCGCGGCGCGAGTGATGCGGTGCAGGGAGTCATCGGATCCGCGCCTCGAGGGCTGGGACGTCGACGCCAGAACCGGCCGCGGGGGTGCCGCGGGGGTGCGCGACGCACGATAGTCCTCGAGGAGCTCATCCGCCTCCCAGTCCCACACACGGGTACTGCCGTACGTGTAGTGCCTGGGCGGACTGCCGACACCATGCCGCGCCGGTGTCCAGGCGTACGTGTTCGAGAGCCACGCGCCCTCGAACTCAACGCCGGACGCACGGTTGATGATCGCGACCGTGCCGTCGGCCGACATCAAGCCCAGCTTGTTTGAGCTGCCGATCAAACTACCCATGAAGGCTTGCCAGTCCGGATCGGCTAGCAGCGCCTCCCGGCCCTCGAGCGCCGGTGCGACGACGTTACGCACGAAATGCCAAGTGTCACTCCGCGACCGATCCCAGCTGTTACCGGTGGACAGGATCCCGTTATGGCAGAGCGCCACGCGATCCGTGACCGCATAGGGATGGCAGTTCTCCAAGTCGACATCCCCATGGGTCCGCATCCGAGCATGAATGACACACTCACGCCCTTCAGCATGGGCGCGATAAAACGCGACGAACGCCTCGGCCGTTTCGGGAAGGGACTTGACGACGACCAGCTTGCCGCCGGTCGCGTACATCAGGCCGAGCCCGTCTTGATTGTGGCTGTAGACGTCAACGAGGAAATCGTCAGAAAACACCGTCGAGGACGGCTGATGAATCAAAAGGCACATGTGAATACTCCCCGGCTCACGCCGCTTCAGAATGAGTGAAAAGCCCGGCGGCGCGCTGCGCGACATAGTCCCGAAGAATCGCCGTATCGCTCGGCATCTCCACCGCGCACCACGACAAAAACGCCGATGCGTTCAGGCCCGCAGCCGTCAGGCCCGGCCGCGCGCAGTACTGCAACAAGGCGTGGACGAACTCAATCGCCGCCGCGACGGCTTCGAACTTCAACGAGCCGCGGAAAATCCGGAACTCGATGGTGTTGCGGCCGGTCAAGTTCACGGCCTCGTACCGATCGCCGGGCAGCGCTGCGGTCTCCAGTACCTTTTCCGTGTACCGGCAGAATGAGCTGCCGTAACGCCGGGCAAGGGCCGTCAAAAACGCGTCGTTTTCCGGCGCGTGAACGAACGTCACCGCGCGCGCGATCACGCCGTTGGCCAAACCGTCACGGCTGACGTGAACGTGCAAGCCGCATGTCGTTGTGCGGTGCGAGCGCAGCCCCCGCACCAGCGCGGGATCGCGCAAAAAATCGAACAGCGAGCGCAGCGCCGGGAGACTCATCGGCTGTGTGATGATTTCGAAACCATCGGAGAGCGACCCATCGCGTTCAAAGAAAGCGCGCCGCCCGTACTGGCCCGCGTTGATCACGCGGTGCAAATCCTCGGCGATCGCGTCTTTGCTGCGCGCGCCGGTGGACTCCACCTCGAGCTCAACCCCCAAGTACCGATTGTGTTCGGCCGTCCAATCGTCAACCTGCGGCAGCTGGTGCGGCTTGCTGGCGTGGTAGGCGCGGATCACCGTTGGCGGCTGATAGTCGACATGCACCAGCCCATCATGGTCATCATGGGACTCAAAGCTATCGTCATCCTCGTGGATCACGCACACCCGGCCGCGCTCGTCGAGCGCCTGTACTGCACGGTCGTTGTCGACCCATGCGTCGTAGCGGGCAGAAAACACGTAGTGCCGGTCGGCGCACGACCGGCACACGTAGCCGCCGTCGTGAACGCTGACGACTTCACTACCGAAAAACATGTCGGTGCAGGCCTCGCACCGGTCGCGGCCGATATGCTCATCGGCATAGTCCTCGATCCAGAGGGTATCCACCTGATGCGGCGAGTCCACGGCCATGCCGATCCACTCCCGCCCGACTGGGTCGGACGGCCGACGGCCACGGGAAAGGTACGACGACCACCCCACAAGGGCCACGCTTGGGGCCGCGATCTCCGAGTCCCGGGCGCACGAGGCGACTGCGTCGAGGAACGCCGCCACTTCCAAGTCTGTTGGATCAGCGGGAAGGTTAGGAAACACGCGCGGCCGCGCCACGATACACAGCCGCCGGAAGAACTCCATCCAGCGGCCGAAGGCTTGCTGATCATAGTCGACAGCGGCGGTATGGAGCCGCTCCGCGACGCGCAACGCGAAGGCGTTACGCCGCGCGGGATCAGCAACCCGCGCGCGCAAAAATGGGATAGTTAACGGATTAAGACTCATGTCGTTTGCCTCTTTCTAACTTTCTAGCCGGCCGGGAATCGGCCGGACTTCGACCCTACACAAAAACCCGGGAGGGTGCAATCCCCCCGGGCCGGTATCGGCGAGCACCTGGGCAGCCGCGCCTAGTCGACCTCGGCGAGCACCCCTCCGGCGAGTTCCTCGAACGCCACGCGATCGGCAGTCCACGGGATCGAGCGCGCGTAGGCCGTCGCCCCCGTGACTGCATCCCATGCGGACGCGATGGGTCGACCTTCTTCCGCAACGTGAACAGCCTTGATCCGATCGGCAACCCTTGGGCCAAACCGTGACGCAAGGAACGCGTCGACCTTGTCGATTTTGGTTGACTGGGCCGCGCGCAGAACATTGGACACGCTCGAAGCGCTCGCGCTCGAATAGGCCAGCAACGCAGGCGCCGCTTCTTGAATGAACCGATCCGGGGCGGAGGCAGTATGCCGAATGGAAATTTCTTCCAGCTCATGCGCGCCCCAGACAATCCGGTTTGCACACACATAGTCAAACAGGAAAGTCTTGACCTTCAACGCACCGGCTCCGGTTTCGGAATTAGTGACAAAGAACCCGCGCGCCAACTGGCCGGTTTTGCCGTCCCGCCGATCCGGCAGTTCAATGCGATTCACTTCGTCGGCGAGGAAAACGAACATGTCACGATCGCCAGCAAACAGCGTCGTGTTTTCGCCTGTCACCGCATCGAGCGCCTTTCCAAAAATACCGGGAACGCGGAAATCCCCCGACACGCCATCGCCGAACCGATCCTCCAGCGCGCGCACAACGTCAACGTTCCAGATGCGACCGTATCGCGGGCCCGTCGCCGCGCGCAGTTCGATCCCGTCTGATCCGCGCGTCAGCAACACGCCCGTATCGATCGCGTCACGCTCGACCTTAAGCCCATAGTTCAAGCAATCGGCCGCAAGGGGGGCCGGGAGTGTCCGCAGGTAATGCGCGGGAGCGCCCGAAAGCGTCGCGAGCTGGCCGAACGCCCAATTAGTCGGCGCCGCGGTATGCCCGCCCGGGCCCTCAATGAGAATCCCGCGGTTGTCGTCAGTCGGCATCGCGCCGAGCTGGCGGGAGCTGAAAACAGCCGCCCGGGAGTTCTCCCGCAGCCGCTCGAGCTGGGCGCGCATCGCCGGGAGACTGGTAAAA